AAGAAAGATTACTATACAACCGCACAGGCACTTTTAAGCGATACAAGTGCAATGGTGAATATCTTGCGACATCAGATCAACGATGAACAGCAATCAGCACTGGCCGACACAGTCGCTGACATGATCATTGATGCTCGTCGTCTACTTTTGGAAGGAGATGCGGCCGATGGTCGACGTGCTTAAAGTAGCGCTTGGTTATCAGCAGCATGGCTTTGCAGTCTATCCACTTGCGCCAGAGACACGAACACCACTTGCTGGTTCGCATGGGTACAAAGATGCCACCAAAGACCCAGAACAAGCCAAGAAATGGTGGGGCGAACATCCTAATTACAATATTGGCTTGGGACTTGATGGCGTGCTGGTGTTTGACATTGATATGGGGCATAAAAGCGGGGCTAATGGCAATGAGTCGTTGGCTAAATTGAGCGCTGATGGTCGTGCTGGTCAAATTCCATCTACCTATATAGAAGCCACTCCAAACGGTGGACTCCATATCTTCTTCACCTATCCCAAGGAATTGAAGCTAACCAGTCGGTCGGATTTGTTCTCTAAGAATGGCGAAAAAACCGGCCTCGACTATGTCGCGACTGGAGTGCCAGTTTTCCCTAGCATTCGCGAGAACGGCATGTATCAACCACTCAAAGGGCACAAGATCACCAAGCTAGCACCAGTGCCTCAGTGGTTACTAGATGAAATTCAACGTCAGTGCCACCCTAACATGAGTAATTATTACAGCAGCGCAGATTCATGGTTTGGACATTTTATTAATCGTCTGGTAGATGGTACAGACGAGGGGAACCGTAACCAGTGGATGGCAAGCATCGCCGGTTCAGTCTTCCGTTCTGGAGCCGATCCAGATAAATGTGCCGATCTCATTCAAACTGTTAATCAGTGCTACGTTCGGCCTCCCTTGCCTAATGGCGAGCTAGTCAAAATCATCAATTCAATCAGCAAGCGTGAAATCGCGCGTCGAATTTAGGGAGGTGAAGCATATGGACAGTTTGAAGGAAGAATTAAACAAGTCGCCTGAGTTTACTCAGCTCAAAGTTGTTTCTAAAAGCACATTGGAACCATTTGACGTGAACAAGTATCCAGATCCGCCAGATAAGACTGAAAAAGGAATTCGAGCGTACAACAAGGAACTGGCGAAAAAGCTACCCAGTTGGCTAAAAGTGTGGTTTCAGTCAGAACAGAAAGATGAAAACGATCCCAAAAGCGTGATCATTCATCGGCACATCAAGGTGGACTTCTTAGCCTATGGATATCACTTCATGAATAAAACACGAGTAGAAAGTTTCCCCGCATTGAGCGAAGGTGCCATTTATGATCCCAGCAAAGGGACATGGCGAACATTTGGCAAGGGCGAGTTCACTAAGACCACCGAGAGCCGAACCACCAAAGAGATGCTCAAATGGGGACTGTATCGTGAGAGTGATATTACAGGCGCCAGACGATTCTTGCAACGTATCAGCTATAACGAGGAATACGGCAAGCGATCACCATTTGATGAGAACCAACATCCAGAACTAGTTGCATTCGCTAACGGCACATACAGCATACTGACCAATAAGATGCAGAAAAGTAGCGCTGACAATTACATGCTGAACGCTCATGAGTACGCGGTCGATCCAGATAGGGACGATTGCCCAGAGACTGAACGACTGCTTGCAGCTATGATGGGCGATGCCGCGATCACATTTGAGGAATTCATTGGTTATATGTTCTATCGATCTTACCGTCCATTCCAAGCGTTTCTGTGGTTGTATGGTACCGGTGGTGAAGGCAAAAGCACACTTATTCGCAGAATTACTAACCTCATCGGGCGTGACAATGTGTCAGCATCAAAACCAGCAGACCTTGCCAATGGTGACCGTCGTTTTGAAACAGCCAACCTATACGGCAAGGAAGCAAATATCGTGGCAGACGTTGGGTCAGATTACCTAAAGAGTACAGCCGTGATTAAGTCGCTAACTGGTGGTGATTATATAGCAGCAGAGTTTAAAGGCATTCAGAACTTTAAGTTTATGAATTATGCCAAGCTACTGTTCAGTGCCAATGAAATGCCCGCATTCAGTGACCATAGCAGCGGTTTTGCTGATCGGGTGACCGTGATCAAAATGATTAATGGTGACACCCGACACACACACTGGTGGGACCAGTTTGATGATAACAAGATGGATGAAGAAACGCCACGATTCGCTATGAAATGCATGCATATGTTTGCCAAGGCGCTTAAAAGCGGTGGCCTGACAAAACCTGATTCGGTAGTAAACGCAAGTCAAGAGTGGCTGGACGCAAACGATCACTTTAAAGAATTCCTTGACCAGTACGCTGAAATTAACCTAAATGAAGATCGTGGTGAAGCATCCACGGTGGTTACGGCTGAATACAAACGTTTTTGCCAAGACAACAACTATATGGACAAAACGACGACACAAGCAATCACCAAGAAGCTTGATGCTTACGGAGTGAAAAAAGAACCCAGCCGCCGAGGGTTCGAAAATGACACCTTTGGCAACACCCGACGATATATTGGCTTACGTCTAACTGGATCACTGATAAATCCAAGATTTAACTGAAAATAAAACGAATACCAATATTTTTGGTAACTTCGGTAACAACCATACTCTCCCAAGGCTTTAGGCAACATCGCTTTGGTAACAGGCGTTACCGAACTTCGGTAACAGCCGCTCAACCCCTACGCGCTCAACGAATACAGAAAATCAATTTCGGTAACAGTTGCCTTTAAGTCTTTTGTTACCAAAAACTTCGGTAACACGTTACCGAAAAATATTGAACTTCGGTAACAGAAAAGCGTTGATATATAGGCGTTTATAAGCGTTTGTTACCGAAGTACCGAAAATTTCGCGATTTTACCAAATATTTTTTTACAGGAGGAATTATCATGAAGAACTATTCAATTGCCCGCCTGAACAAGGTGGCTGAAATCGGTAAGACAGTTAGTCGCAGGACTGGCGCAGGTATTAACATCTCTACATTTACGCCGACTGGTACCCTGTTCTACGGCTCATATAACCGCACTGTGACACAGACCTACCAGATCACGGGCACAGACCTAGCGGACACCATAGCGATCGTAATACGCCACACTGACGCGATAGACGACAGCACACAGATAAAAATTAATGGCACCGTGTACGCGATCCAGTCCATTGCCTATGATGATGATCCTAATGCGTTCGATGTTGTGACACTCAAGAAGACAACCAAAGGAGCTTAGAACGATGAAACTATTTGAATATACTGCACATCAAGGAGAACTAAACGGTATCATCGACAAGTTCATGACGTTACACAGGTGGCAAGTCGGATTCATTCGGGTATTCTCTGCGCCAGATAATATGATAACTGTTCAGCTTTACTATCGCGATGATAAGCCTGAACATGAAATGGCAGGCGTGTTGGCGTGATTATGAAGCTATGTAACCATGCTGGGTGTAACACCATGGTGCCGTTCAATCAACGGTACTGTGATAAGCACAAGCCAGAACCGCGAGCGTCCGACAACGAACGCTACGCATATCGTAAAGCAATCGGTGGTCGTTACTTCAAGTTCTACAGGTCCAAGGCGTGGCGTAAGATGTCTTACTCGTATCGTCTATCACATCCATTGTGTGAACGATGCCAAGCAAACGGGTTATATGTTCAAGCTGACGTGGTAGACCATATTGTGCCGATACGCGTGAACTGGAGCCGCAGACTGGACGAGAGCAACTTACAAAGCCTGTGCAATGCTTGCCATGGAACCAAAACGAAAGTAGAAGACGCGGCACGCTACCCCCACATAAATACGGGGGCTAGGTCATCTAGTCTTGAGGACCAAACAAGGTAGTTTCGTTGTTGAAAATCCGTGATTACCGCAATATATCATGGGTATTTGGTACTATGTGTTATAATTAAGTTAGATAAGTCTAATCGTAAATATAATGAAAGGACGTGATCGAGATGGGAGCACCACTGAAATCTATTACGCAAATGCGCGGCGCAATGAGCAAAAAGAAGCTTGCAGACCGGCGTGAAATGGAAGAATCACTATTCACCTATCAAGAATTAGTTGACCAGCCCCCCGCATGGCTTGATGAATATGCAGTGACTGAATGGCAGCGTATTGTACCACTGCTCAAAAAAGACATTCCAGTTAGTGAACTAGATGCTGCCCTGATTGCCAGTCATTGCCAAGCCTATTCTGACATCCAGAAAGCTGCTGAGTTGGTTCAAGAACAAGGCATGATGGTTGACACCGCCGATAGTGTGAAAGCTAACCCAGCAGTCAAAATGAAGCTTGATGCCACTAATCAGATGATCCGCATTGATGACTTGCTTGGCTTGTCAGTCTACAGTCGGGCAAAGCTGGCAGTGAAGAATGAGACTAAGAAGAAGCCTGACGATCCGTTCGCGGATCTGATGTCATCATGAACTATGCGACTGAATACACAGACAAGGTACTAAGCGGTGAGATTGTTGCTTGTAAAAAGATCAAGCAAGCAGCAAGACGTTATCGCAAAGACTTGAGAGCCAGCAAGCGCAAAAAGAATCCGTGGCTGTATTACTTTGATGAGGACTTTGCCAACAAAGCCATTGAGTTTATCGAACTGATGCCGGCACGTGATGGATCACCACTCAAGCTAGAACTATTTCAGAAGTGGTTGATTTCCGAGCTGTTCGGGTGGCGTGATAAGGCAACCGGTAACCGTCGTTATGATCGAGCCTACATCAGCATGGCACGCAAGAATGGCAAGAGCTTCCTGATGGCCGATCTGGGCGCACTTTATCTCCTTATGGAAAGCAAGCCAGCCATGAACCGCGAAATCGTCTACACAGCCAACAGTAACGCCCAAGCACATTTGGCTTTTGATATGATGTCTAGTGGTTTGCGTCAGGTCTCTAAGATGTCTAAATCGGTGCGTGATCGTTTGAAGATCAACCGTAATGAAATCATCGACTTGCCAAGCAACAGCCGAGCTGTTCCGCTTGCGTCTGATCTGCATAGCCTAGATGGTTATCAAAGTGACTTGGCTATTATTGATGAGTTCGCCTTGGCTCGTGATGATGAGATTCTACGAACACTCAAATCCGGCCAGATAAACAGCGACAACAGTTTGCTGGCCGTCATCTCGACCACTGGGCCGGACCTGAACGGCCCTATGTATAAAGAATATAAATTCGTCTCCAAAATCTTAACCGGTCGCGAACAAGCAGATCGGTATTTTATTGCCATTTTTGAGCAAGACAGCAAGGATGAAGTCTTTGCACCAGATACTTGGGAGAAGTCAAATCCACTACTGGCTAATGCTGAAAGAGCTAAGACGATGCGTCCTAGCTTGCAAGCTGATGTTGATCTAGCAGCCAAGCAAGGAACCCTAAGGCCAGTTCTCGTAAAGAACTTCAACACTTGGCAATCAGCCAGAGCAGACAGTTACATCAGTCTGGACGACTGGGAGAAAGCCACTATCGAGCCACCAGACACTATAGGCAAGGACGTGTATATCGGACTGGACCTTTCCAAGTCTAGCGACCTGACCAGTATTTCGTGGTTAGTTCCAGAAGATGGCTACCTGTATGCTGACAGTCATTCATTCGTAGGAACGAAGTACGGACTGGAAGAAAAGATAAAGCGTGACGGGTTCGATTACATCAGTGGTGCTAGTCGTGGTGAGTGTAGCATTACCAAACTTGATAGCGGCATGATCGACTATGACGAAGTGCTACGTTTCATTCTCGACCTGATCGAGCGGAACCAGTGGAACGTACGTGCCATCTGTTACGATCCGTGGTCATTCGGCTACCTGCTACCAGAGTTTGAGAAACGAGACTTGCCAATGGTTGAGGTACGCCAAGGCCAGCGCACGTTGTCGATTCCAACAACTCGCTTTCGTGATGATCTCTTTAACGGCCTCCTCAAGCATGGAGACAACCAACTACTGGCCTATGCGGTGAACAACGCCATTCTAAAGTATGACGCTAATAACAATCCAATTATTGATAAGGCCCACAACGCTACGAAGATTGACCCCGTAGCCGCACTGATGAATGCTTACACAATTGCAATGGATCAAAGCAAGGAAAGTGAGGTAGCAGACAATGACTTTTATTCGAGCGATGACTTCGGTTTTTAATGTACAGACAGTGCTATTACTGATTGGAATGATCTGTATGGTTGTCGGTATCTGGTGGCTGTTCGGGTTTGGTGTTGGCATGATAGCAGCCGGCATGGCCCTAATCTCCATCGCAGTCATCATTAACTTCAACAAAGGGAGGTGAAACAATGAGCTTTTTCACGAATAGCGTGACACAACCACGCGATGACAACAGCGACCCGTTCTTAGATGCGCTTGTCAGCATGACCAGCAACGACAGCGGCCTATATGTGGGGATTGGTGCTTTACGTAATTCGGATGTATTTACGGCCGTGCGCGTGATTGCCAGTGATCTTGCAACTAATCCGATTGAGTACAGTGACAAGCGTATCAGCGTGCTTCTTAACAAGGCACCAAATGACCACATGACCGCGTGGGCATTCAAGTTTGCCCTAGCTGCTAACATGCTGCTGAATGGTAACAGCTTTGCACGGGTTACCAAAAATCCTAGCGGACAAGTTACTGGTTTCGAGTTAGTCCCCAACAGTCAAATGGTGGTTAAACAAGATGATACGACCGGCATTATCAGTTACGAATACACGCCTGACAGCGGTCGTTCACAGCGTTTAAATGCCAATGAGGTCTTACACTTCAAGTGCTTCACACAAGACGGTTACAAAGGACTATCGCCACTGTATAGCCTCCGTGATGAGGTTGGGGTACAAAAGTCTGGGCATGCGTTGCTGAAAGGTTTCTTTAACTCCGGTGTCCAAGGGACAGGCATTCTTAAGGTCAACAAGACCCAGCTAGATGCCAAGGCCAAAGAAAACATCCGGAATAAATTTGAAGCTGCCAACAGTGGCGATAATGCCCTCAAGACCATCATTCTCGACAATGATATGGATTACAAGCAACTCGAAGTTAATACTGACGTGCTGAATCTAGTCAATTCTAGCGATTGGACAACGAAGCAGATTGCTAAAGCGTTCGGGTTGCCACTGGATCGGCTGGGTATCGAAAGCGAGCACTCTAATGCCGTACAGTCGAATTTGGTTTATCTGCAAAACACACTGATTCAGTATTTTACCTGCTTCACAAGTGAGATGGATGCCAAACTGTCCACAGGTGACAACCGGTTCAGTTTCAACACTGACAAGCTGTTCAGTGCCGACCCAGCAACGATGCAAGAGCTAGCAATTAAGGGGCTGCAAGGCGGTGTTCTGACCACTAATGAAGCACGATCTAGGTTAAACCTACCCCCAGTTACCGGTGGAGATGATGTTATGGCCAGTCTGAACTACACACCACTAAGTAACCTTGTCACTTATCAAGATAAACAGAAAGGAAGCGCGCCTAATGAACCAAGATGACGTAGAAAAGCGCCTGAATCCTGACGCTGATCTAACTGCCGCTGATCCTACCACAGCAGACGACAGTCAAGACCAAGACAATACAGACACACAGCAACAGGAAGACACCACTAGCGGTCCAAAGAAACTAAGTGGTTATGCGGTAGTTTTCAATAGCCCAAGTAAGGATCTTGGGGGGTTCCGTGAGATCGTTGATCCGCACGCATTCGACAATGTGGACTTATCAGACGTCTATATGGTTTCAAACCATGATTTTAGCCAAGTCTTAGCCAGCACCAAGGCCGGAACATTGACCTTAAACGTGGATGATAAAGGCTTGCATTTTGAAGCAACCTTACCCGATACGACCACAGCCAACGATGCCTATAACAACGTCCAAGCTGGTAATCTGTCAGCCATGAGTTTTACTTTCAATGCTGCGCCAGACGGTGACACGTTCACTAAGGACGACAGCGGGCAAGTGATCCGTACCATCAAGCAAGTAAAGAGCTTGTTTGACGTCTCACTGGTAGCTATTCCAGCGTATGACGATACAAACGTCCAAGTGGACAAACGCAGCTACACTGAGTGGCTTAAAACTAATACTGAACAACCAGAAAAAGGAGATAAAACCATGACCGAAAAAACAATTATCGACAACAAAGAACACACCGAATCCCGCGCTTACGAAGATTACATCCGAAGCATGGGTGAACAACGTGACGGCTTGACCACAACCACTGCTGGTGCAGTCGTTCCTAAAGAAGTCATCGAAGACGTCTTTGATTTAAAAAAATCTGATTACGATCTGGCTAAATACGTCACTGTGAAGCAGGTCGGTACCCCAGTCGGCACCTATCCGATTGCCCTCACTAACAATGGTGTCTTAGCCACCAAGGCAGAACTCGCAGACATTTCAGAGATCAATTCAACCTTATTCCGTGGTGTTGACTACAAGGTTGCTACCCGTGCCGGCAAGATTTATCTGTCTAATGAACTGGTCGAAGATAGTGAAGTTGATATTGTTGCCGAGGTTAAGGATCAACTCAAGAAGCTGGTACAAAACACGGACAACAGCAACATTATCAGTGTTCTGACTGGCAAGTCCACCAGTGGTGACAACTTCAAGCATATCGCCGGTACCACTCTGGACGACTTGAAGAAAACCTTCAATATTGAGCTAGACCCAGCATTGTCATTGTCTGTTATCGTCAATCAGGACGCTTTCAACTACCTTGATACCCTGAAAGACAGCCAAGGCCGTTACTTGTTACAACCGTCCATCACGGCACCATCAGGCAAGCAACTGTTCGGGGCACCGGTGATCGTGGTTGCTAACAAAGTATTGCCGACTGATAAGGTTGGCACCTATCGGATCATCGTTGGGGACTTTTCTCAAGCGATTTTATTAGCCCAGAAGAATGAGGTTAACACCCAGTGGGAACGCTTCGATAGCTATAGTCAGGGCTTGGCTGTTGTCATCCGCAACGACTATGAAGTGATCGATCCAGACGCTGCCAGAATTGTCGACATCACACCGGTAAAGGCCTAAGAGCATAATTTAGTAGGGGTGTGCCTTAAGGTACGCCCCTATTTTTATAAGGAGATGAGCACATGACTGTCACTACTGATGACATTAAAAATAGCCTGCGTGTGCAGACTGATACTGACGATAGTTTGATCAGCAACTACCTGAAAGCGGCGCGAGACTATGTTCATAATGCCGTTGACAGCACAGCGGCGATTGATGCGTTGCAAACGTACTCGCAGTTTGATATTGCCGTGGCCATGTTGACCGAATTCTGGTATCAGAATCGTGGAGCAGTTACCACAGCAAGCCAAGAGCCACCTTATTCAGTGGTTAGCATGATCCAGCAGTTAAGAGGACTGTTTGCGGCAGATTTATAGTATCGATAATCGAAAGATTATGATATAATTAAGACAGTCCTAGGCGATAAGCGGGTAGATCCGTTTTAACCGACGCACGGCATAGCTAACCGGTGGCGCATTTTATAGACCATGGCATCATTGAGTGAGCGTTTGTAATCAGTATCCACAAGAAATAGACAACTTCACTGGCAGATCGTTCTGCTTTGGAAGTTGACTACGTAACTTTTCGTTTTCAATTGGGCGGGCAGAGATGCCCGTTTTTTTGTGTGCTGAGAGACGCATTCTGGTGCAAGCTGAACAAGAGTAACTTGAGGAATGGTTGTCGCGAACTGCGATAATCATGTAAAAAGGGGGTCGTGGTTCGCGACTCCCTCCGTAGTTCAATGACTGTTTCGATAATATCTAAATAGCTAACAGAGTCCGAATTTCGTGCCTTGTTATCCAAGTCAAAAATATTGACCTGCTTATGAGAACCAAGTGACAAATATTCATCTAGTCAATGGATACAAAAATAGCCACCTCCTAGCGAAGTGGCTATTTTTTGTTAGTCATGTAGCTTTTCTTGTAGTTTATCTCCAGCATTATCAATGCCCTTAGCTGCGAAGACTGTACCTGCAACTAAAACACCGCCAACGATTAGAGTACTAGCAACCATAAACTTAAATGCAGCTTTTAAAGCGTCCATAAAGTTGTCCTCCTATCAGTCTTTGGATCTGCCAACAAAGAACGAGACCACGGCAACAACAATAATTGCCCCGATAATTGATGGAATCAAAGCCATTCCTGCCAGTTGTGGCCCCCAATGGCCTAAAAGCCCTTCACCAATAGCAGAACCTACTAACCCTGCGATGATATTAGCAAACCAGCCCATCGATTTTCCTTTGCTAGTGATAGCACCAGCAATTGCACCAATAATAGCACCAACAATTAAAGCCCAAAGAAAATGCAT